CCATGCCTTTCATTCGGCGCTCGTAATCGGTGGCGTGCCAGAACCCCAAGTTGATGCGGAAGTACGACGGTATGGCGCTGCTGCCACGGATCGAGTTCTTCATGTCCTTGAGCGTGCGGATGGGCTCGGCCCCAGGCTTGCGGATGTGGTGCGTTATCATAAGCGCCGCCCGAAGCTCCCCGCACACGCGCCCTGCCTCGCGCATCATTTCCGCAACAGCCAGCGCGTTGTTCTCGTCCCCATGGGAGACCGCGTTGAATGTGTCTACACACACAAGGCAGAGGTCAGGCACTCGCTTAAGCTCAGTGATGACAGCCTCCCACTTGGAAGAAGCCACCGGTGCCCCGCTCTTGGGGTCGCGCTCAACAAGCGGGAACGCCCCGCCAACCGCTGAGAGCGGTATCACGACAAGCCGCCGGCCGGCCTTGGCGATAAGCCCGCCTTGGTCAATCTCAAGGATACGCCGGTGCATCTCGGTCTGGCTGTCCTCGCACAAGAGCAGAACAGCGGTACCGCCGTTGGTGATTCGCTGCCCACACCAGTCCAAATCCCCGCCGAACTCGGGATAAGCGGCCACTTTTAGCGCCAAATCCGCGATAAGACCGGTCTTACCGGCTCCTCCCTCGGCGATGAACAGATGCGGCTCGCCCTTCACGACAAGCGCCTCAACAAGGTAGGTGTGCTCTGGTTTTGGGTACTTAATCCACCGGTGCGCTTCCCATGCGGAGAACCAAGACTCCGTTGGCGAACTCTGCGGGAGCTGGCGCACGGGGGGTGGAGGCGCCACCGGTGCCTCTGGCTTGCCGTTGCGGCGGATGTCCGCATTGACGAGCCCCTGCCACTCCGAAGCAAACCGTGCGTCCGTCCACGCTGGGTGCATCCGTTGCAGCATCCATCCCCGTGTTTGCTCGCGTGCCTCGTCCATCGTGATGACGCCCCGCCGAACCATCCCGAGATTCGCTCCAGCCACCGAGTTGAACGCGTCCCACCGAGTCTCCCCGCCTGCGCCCCCCTCGAACACATCCCGCTGGAACGCCGGCTCCTGACGGAGCACGTTCCCACTGCCGACTCCAAACAGCCCAGCCTCTGGCGCCATGGCCTCGCCCGCTGGCAGCAACGTGCGCAGCCGCTCCCCCAGAGCTCCCGCGTTGTACACGCTCTCGGACTGCCACTCGATGACGGTCTGCACGGGCCTGCCCTGCTTGGCGTGGACGCTACCGGCAAGCCGAATCGGTTGGTGAGCGCGTCCATACGGGTTTGAGTCCACCCCGAGGCCCATGGCGGAGTCACCGCCTGAGACCTTGGCAAGGGCGTCCCGCATCCGGATGGCCTGCTCCACGGGCACTTCATCATCCAGCGCGTACCAGACGTGGCGTTTCGGCGTGCCTTCGTCGGTTGTTCCACCAGAGCACACGACCAGCGACGGCTCACCCAACTGCTCAGTTAGCTCGCGCATCTTGGCGTCGGTGTCCCCCGCATCGAGGTCTGCGACCAGCGAGCGCATCCGCGCCACGTTGGCGCTTGTGGCCCTCCTATCGCTCAAGATGCCTGGGACAACGAAGGTCGCCACGTTGTACTGCGCCCACCGCTCGGTGGCTGATAACACGGGGGCAAATCCCTCCTTGGCTGGCTCAACGAAGATGTCCTCACGGAAGACGCCTTCTTGCTCGGTGCCCTTCTCTCCGATACCGCGAACGCAGATGAACTCGTTCTCCTTCCAGTCTCGCTCGCCGAAAATGAGGCGAAGATGCTCTTGGGCTTGGCGTAGGTCAACCAAGCCACGACGGTCTGTCAATGGCTGCATTTTGTTTGGGGTAGTAGTCTGTCTTACTTCAGCCAGAACGGCTTTGTGGTGTTGGGTGCCTGAGTGGGAGCATCCTCCCAACAGGTGCTCTTGAACGAGCAGAACTTGCACCGAAAGTCGGTGCGGTCTTTACCAAGGCGCGGGAGTTCCTTTGGAGACTGAGCGTCAATAACTCGCACTGCGCGGTCTGACGCCTCTTGAGCGGCCAAGGCATCGTATGGCACAAGCTCAACGAGCACCTCACCGGTATCACGGTTCAGCGCCGTGAACATCCCGCCCGAGGGTATGTCGAGGTACGCGCAGTAGATTTGCATCTGCGCGTAGTACACCGGCTTGGACGCCTTTACCCCTTTGTTCTTGGTATCGTTCCAGCTTTTGTCGTTGAGCGCCTTGTTCTCCCACAATAGCGGGTACTCAACACCGGTGATGATGGGGCCTCCGGCGACAATGCCGTCGATGTGTCCACCGAGGCGTCCGTCCGCAGCTCGGAAGCCGAACTGTTTGCCGTCGCTCTTCGCGGTGAGGAGGTCGAACCCAGCGGCTCGGATATACTTCGCCATGCGGTCTTCGCCGTCGTGCCCCATGTCAAAGATGCGCAGCACCTCCGGTGAGAAGCCCGAGCCTTCGTCCTCTGGCGTGTGCTCGTACTCGTACCGAAGGCGTCTCTCGCACGCTTCTCCCCACCTAGACGCCCCGAGGTAGTCCCGCTTCTCTTGGCTCGCCTGACGCTTCAGAATGGCATCATCCAGCACCGCTGCGATAGCAGCCTGTGCCGGCTCGTTCCCGATTACTTTCCTGACCTCTGGCTTAAAGATGCTCATCGTCGTTTTTGAGTGCGTAGAAGATTCCGAACATGGCTAGAAGCAACACGGCCACATACGCGGTGACGGAGGCTTTGTCTTCTTGTTGGTAAAGTTTCACGGTGTCAGCGATCGCGATTGCCGCAAAGATGGTTGCCAGCAGTTTCATGTTTCAAGAATAGTGGCCCCTCAACACCGCTGGCTAGCCGCCATTCGGCGAGCTCGCCTTCGAGGCGTTTAATGGTGTCAGATGCGGTTTCAAGACGAGCCTTGTATTCGTCTCGCTCTTCAGCGGCCTCGCTCAAAGACCGGCAGGTGAACGCAACGCTTGGGTGCTCGCGCCACGAGACGCCGCACGATGTGCATGAGTCGCTCACGGCTGCACCTCCTCACATGTTGTTTCGACAAGACGAAAACGGAAACCAAACCTCTCAAGGTCTTCGCGCATCTCTTTCATAACCTTTATGCTTTCCTTTTCGTTTCTCCCATCACCCACCTCTCCCCAGTTCTCCCAAAGATCAGAATCTTCGTTCTCTCCCACATAGAAGTCTTCGGTGAATTCGATTGTGTATTTTTTGCTCACGGCTGCGCCCCCTTTGTTTTTGCTGTCGCTCACATCCACCACCCGCGTGTGAGGAGGTGGAGTTGCTGCGGTACAACCCGACATGGGCCGAATAAGGTGCGTCCAAACCTCGCTCACGGCTGCACCTCCTTCTCGCACTCAGGACACACCCAGTCTTCCCGCTTCTCATCCCACTCCATGATGCAGGAGCATTTGCACTCCCGCTCTTCAACCTCTGGCTCGTTGGTGAGCCATGAGTCATACCAGCTTGGGAGGTTCATTTTGCCTCCTTTCTGAGGCGAATGATTTCGGCCTCGATACGTTTGAATGTCGCCTCGAACGCACGCCGGTTTGGGTGCGACTGAAGCAGTGTTTCCGTCAGTGCTAGAAGCTCGGTGGCCTCTTGTTCCAGTTTGGTTTTCATTTTGTTTTGGTTGTGATGCGGACAATCTCCCGTCGAAGATACCACGCGGCCTTCTCGAGGTCTTCCCGCTGCGTTTCGTACTTGAGACCCGCTCGCCATACATACTTGATGACGTTTCCCAAGTTGAAATTGAACCACTCTGCGACCTGGATGCACTCGGTTCCAGACGGGTGCTGGTTGTAGTGCTCCGGATGATCCACGGCGCGTGTTGTCGATGAGCTCGGGGAGGATGACCTCCCGCCACAGTTTGCTGTACATACGTTGTCTTTCGGTTGGGTTTCCATAGTCCTTTAGCCAAGAATTGCTTTTTTTATTCGTGCCTCGTTGAACTTCCACGTCAGCACGCAGCTGGCGCGGTAGCGTGACATCCCGAACATGGGCACATCCGCCATGTGCTGACGCTGCGAGTCAGTGGGTGGTAACTTAATCCACGACCGCGTTTTGCGCGAGTTCGCTCTGTCCCCGTTTCGCCTCAAGAAGTCGTCCGCTTGAGCCAGCGCGAGCTCCTTGGAGTTGGTGCGCGTGATGATTGTGACCA